AGCCCCGCCGACCGCAGGGACTATCCGTTTTACTTCTGGGACAAGCTGACTATCGACCTTCCCCGTGCGAACTTAGTCAGCGTCACTTCGATTGTCTACGTGGATGGAACGGGCACGACGCAGACGCTCGACTCTTCGGCCTACAACGTGGACATTACATCCACACCCGGCCGCATCGCTCCCTCATGGGGCAACATCTGGCCGGAGACGCCGAACTTCATTCCGGGCTCCGTCAGGATCACTTTCGTCGCTGGCTCTTACGGCGATGGCGTCACGGTCAACACCTGTCCGCAGACTGTCGTGATGGCAATTCTGCTCCTCGTCTCCCACTGGTACGAGCATCGCGAAGAAGCCAGCGAACTCAACCTCAAGAACATCCCGAAGGGTGTGAACGCCCTACTCGATACCGAGCGTGTCGTGATGTTTGGGTATCGGTAAGGCGGCGATATGCAATCGGGAAAGCTCAACAGACGCATTGCTATTCAGTCTCAGACTACGACGCAGGACGCGCTTGGTCAGGAGCTCCAGGTCTGGTCCGCGTTCTACACGTGCTGGGCAAGCATCGACATTCAAGCGTCGCAGCTTCTCTATAGCACCGCTGAATTCATCAGCAAAGTCACCCATCGCATAACGACCCGTTGGACATCCTCCGTAGTCATTGCAGCAAACCAGCGCATCGTCTACACGGAGCCCACAACGGGCGTAGTTCACACATACGAAATCGAAGCCATGCTCAACACAAAGCAGGCTAATCGTGAACTCGTGCTGATGTGCTACGAGCTAAACGGAGTGGAGTAGTGGTCGAAACAGATTTCTATACCGCCCTCTGCGCCTCCGCCGTCACGGCCATCTGCGGCACTCGCATATACCCGCTGGCATTGCCGACAGACCCCACGCTCCCAGCTATCGACTACAGGTTCGTCGGCGGTGCCAACCAGCCCACGATGAGCACAGACGGCGTGCAGCGTTATCGGGTCGAAGTCAATTGCTGGGGCAACACCTACAGCGATGCCGTAAGCCTTCGCTACGCAGTCGTCAAGGCTCTCTCCGGTTATCAGGCCGGAACGATGAATATCCAGTATCTGATGCCGCAAGATCTCTTCGATGAAGAGCTTCTCCAGTGCCAAGCCATGGCGGAGTTCTACGTCTACGACGCGATGCAGTAATCAATCTCTCTCACACCCACCCTAAATAGGCACCCCCGCACCACCGCAGGAGAATCACCATGTCTCAAGCAGCTTCAAAAGCACAAGCAACAGCCGTAGGAACCGTCATCTCCATTGGTGGCGTAACCGGGAGCACCGGTACGGAAACCTTCACACCCATTGGAGAACTGACCAACGCAAAGTTCAGTGGTCTCAAGGTCGGCGTTGCCGATGTCAGCACGTTTGCCGCCAACACCAAGCGCAAGCTGGGCACGCTCATTGACTACGGCACCTTCAGTGCCACGATGCTTCGCGTCTCGACCGATGCCGGGTACGCTGCGGTGATCGCCGCTGCTGCCACTGCTGAACTGTACGACTTCAAGGTGCAGTTGATGCCAAACACTGCGGCTGGTCAGACTACAACCGGCGATTTGATTGCCTTCTCTGGCGTCGTGACCGAGGCTGGTGGCTTCGACCTCGACCTCAACAAGGCATCCGAGGGTACGCTCAGCATCGACATTGATGGTGCGTGGACGGTTACGGAAGGTAGCTAAATGCCGAAGGTAGCTAAGAACCCTGAGATAGACCCAACGCTGCCCAAGATACCCCTAAAGCTCGGAGCCGAGACCTACTATCTCTGTTTCACCTTCGGGGCTATCGCAATCGCACAGGCCAAGTTGCGTGAGGCCGGAATCAAGATCAATCTGCTTCACGCACTCGACCTCAGCACCTTGGATGCAGAGAGCGTGGTGCCGCTGTTGTATGCGGCACTCATCACCCACGCGCCCGACATTTCGTTGGCGGAAGTTGAGAAGCTGGTAACTTTCCGAAATCTCGCTGCGGTGTACGAGGGTCTGGCTAAGGCATATCTGGCGTCCCTCGCAGAACCAGAGTCGGATGACCCAAAGCACCCCACCGAGCCACAGCCGAGTTAATTGAGCCAGAGAAACTCTGGCTGCATTTTTGGTCTGTGGCGATGTACGACTTACATCTCACCAGCGATGATTTTTACGCTCTCACTCCGCGCCAGTTCGATGCCTTGTGCAAACGCAAGAGGATCGAACTGGCGCAGTACGAATTTATGTCCGCTCAGATAACGAGTTGGATCGCAAACACAGGGTTCAAGAGCGTGGAGAAGCCCACCACTGCGAGAGATTTCATGCCCAGCGAGTGGGCCAAGAAGAAAACTTCAGCGTCAACGTCAACCCCGCCTAAGCGCATGACCAAGAAACGTCGCAAGGCTGTAGCCGCTGGCATTCGGGCGATGTTCCCCAATCTGCACCCCAAGAAGGATTAACTATGGCGGACAACCTTAGCTTTGAATTTCGAGGGTTTGACACATTAGCCAAGAGCATGGCTGCGTTCGGCAAAGAGATAAGCGAAGACGGTGCCAAGCGCATGGTTCGTGCTGGTGGACTGGTGTTCAAGCAAGAGATTGTCGAACGGGCTCCGGTGCTGACTGAAAAGAATCAGGGCAGTAACTCGCTAGAGCCAGGTGCTCTGAAGAATGATGTTCACGTCTATCAGCTAAAGGGTGAGTTGGTCCCCACGGCTGCGGTTGGCTTCGGCAAGACCGGCTGGATCGCCACCCTTGTCGAATACGGACATCGGTTGATTCACGGCACTAAAACCTTCGGCGACGTTCCCGCACATCCTTTCGTTCGACCCAGTTTTGAGGCGGCTAACTCCTCGGCTGAAGCTGCCATGGTCAAGAGCTTTCACCAGACGGTGGAGAACATGAATCATGCCCAGTAACAAACTAGATATTCTCATCACCGCCGATGGCACCCAAGCCAACAAAGCCCTCAAGCAGGTTGGAGCTACTGCGTCCGATGCGGCCAGGTCCAGCGTTGCGGCATCGAAGGCTTCGGCTCTTGCTGCTAAGTTCGCCGGGGATGCGGTCACCAGTGAGTCACAGCGCATTCTCAAGGCTAAGGCCGACGAGAAAGCAGCTTACAAAGATTTCGTCTCCGTACAGTCCGCTATACGCAAAGGATATTTGGATGAGGCAACCGGTGCTCAAACACTGGGCGCTGCTCTGCAACGACTCACAGCGGCTCAACGCGAGTCTGCGGCTGCAACCAAGACCGCCTCTGCAAGTTCAACCAGCTTTATGACCACACTGAAGGGGCTCGCGGCCACGTTGGGCGCGGGAATGATTATCGCCAAGCTCAAGGATGCGGTTAGCTCCTCCATGGAGTTTGGCGAGCAACTTCAGCGTGCCAGTGAGAAGACCGGAGTCGCGGTCGGCACTCTATCCACCCTGCACTATGCCGCCGCAATTACTGGTGGTGACTTCGATACGATGTCAACCGCCATCGGCAAGATGGGTGCCGCCATCGGCAACGCTGCTGACGGCAACGACAAAAAAGCTAACGCCTTCCTCAAAAGTCTCGGTCTGAATGCTAAGGAACTGGCTTCGCAGAGTGATGGAGCCGAGGTTGCCTTCAAGCGGGTAGCGCAACAGATCGCCGCCACTGAGAGCCCCGTTCGCCGTCTTGAACTGGCACAGGGTCTTTTGGGTAAAACCGGGAAGGATATGATTCCCACCCTAATCGAGATTGGCTCGCACTGGGACGAGTGGAAGCAGAAGGCGATAGCTGCTGGGGTTTATCTCGACGGCCCCGGAGCCGAATCACTCGCAGCCGCTTCCAAGCGATTCAAAGATTTGCAGCAACGCATACAGGGTGCGGAGGTGGGGCTCACTGAAGGCATGACACCCGCGTTGACTTCGATGCTGAGTGTTATCGAGGGCGGCAAATCCCAGATGCAAGCGATGCAAAACTTCGGCAGCTTGATTGGTAAGGGATTCGCCCTCGCCGCAACCGAGATATATGCAGTGATCTCAGATTTCGACTTACTGGCTGCGGCCATGTTCCGGGTTATGCAAGCATCTTCCACCATGATGCTCGACTTCAAGGGGGCTGATTGGAATAAGCAGATGGCCGCAGGGGCAATGAAAGATTTTCATGCGTATGGGGCAAAGGCTGGTGCCTCATGGGATGTCTCTCAGGGCAATCAAGCGCCCACCAACGCCGCGTATCAAGCGGGGTTTGGAAAAGCTCCAGTTGACCCGGTTCTAGCCGCAATTCAGGCACGCAACGCCAGCCGCAGCACTGGTCAATTCAGCGGTATTGATGATCTGACCACCATCAAGAAGGCGAAGCCGTTGTTCGACTATGAGGGAACTCAGAGGGCGACGAATGAAGCTAATGCCAAGTTTCACGAGCAACTAACTGAGCAGTTCCACAAAGACCACGAGCAGGAGTGGGAAGACTTCAAGAAAGACGACGAAGCCCAGAAGCGGCAGACTGCGGACTACTATGCTGCGGTCGCAGCTATGGAACGTCTCGCCGCCGCACAGCGCAACTATGATGACGCCAACATAAAGAGCATAGCGTCCATGGCGGAGCTTGTAAGCAAGCACGAGTTGGACACAGGAGCCATCACCAAGCACGCCGCTGCGATGCAGGAAGCCGCTGCCCACGCCGCCGCGTATCAGCAGGAACTAGCCGCCCTGGTCGAGCAATATCGTTCGCTCTCCGCTGCCGACCGGCAGGGTGCTGAGGGTCTGAACATTCGGGCCAAGATAGTCGGGGTTACGGGTGAGGCAGAACGTACCGCTCAAACCGACCAATACAACGTTGACAACTCGACCATGGCCGGAGGACTGCGCTCTGCCATTAACGAGTTCATCGCCGCTTCAAAAGATGCCGCGACCCAGATGCGAAATCTCGTGAGCAACACCTTGAAGGGTTTGAATGAGCAGATCGTCAACGAGATGATGGGCAAGAAAACCGACTTCAAGCAGGTCGGTCAGACCATGTTCAAGTCCGCCGCCTCCGCCAGCCTTGAAAAGGGCGAAGGTGCGGTCATGAGTGCGCTGGGGCTGGGCAAGCTCGGCACATCATCGAACCCTATGCACGTGATTATGGATGACGCCTCTAAAGTGGGAGGCATTCTCGGGGGAGCGGCTGGGGCCACTGTTAGCAAGCTCGGAGGATTCTTCGGCAGCTTGCTCAAAGCCATTATCCCGATGCAAGACGGCGGCTATCTTAATGGCCCTGCACTGGTAGGTGAGAACGGCCCTGAACTGTTCATGCCGTCCACGTCTGGGCATATCGTCCCCAACTACAGACTGAATGTCGGTGATAGTGGCGGCACTACTCATAACTGGAACATCGACGCTCGTGGGTCATCCAACCCATCCGAAACGGAAGCAGCCGTGCAGCGCGGCATCGCCAGAGCCGCCCCGCAGATAGTCGCTGCCAGTGTGGCAGCAACTCAATCACGCAATCAGCGCATACCGGGGTCACGCAGAGGTTAAGATCTGAATGTCAATCACCACCATCACGCTCAACGGCAGTTCGATCAACGTGGTCGCCATGCCACCGACTCCCCAGCTTAGCTCGTGGGAGCCGAAGATGAGCGATGCGGTCGCGCTCGACCGCTCACCGTTTACCGGGCAGACGCAAGCACAGCAGTGGTTCGGAGCAGACCTGTTTTCGGCCATGTTGAATCTGCCCCCACTGACGCAGACACAGGCGGATGCGTGGCTCAGTTTTCTCATGCAACTACGCGGCATGGCTAACGCCTTTCAATTTAGTGACCCACTGCAACCTAACATTCGAGGCACCGGCTCCAGCCCATCTGGCCCAGTGGTGGATAACACGGTCGCTGGGGGCAATGCAGCCGGAAGTCAGACGCTGGGAACCCAAGGCTGGACTCCGAACGCAGTGGGCGTGCTGTTGCAGGGCGATTGGTTTCAGGTGGGCTATCGACTCTATCGCGTGCTGGACAATATCAACGCAGATGGCTCGGGCAAGGCCCTGTTGCCGATCTGGCCCTCGCTGCGGGAGCAACCGACCAACAACGGCAGCACCAGCGGCTGGACGAACGCGACTGGTGCGCTGGGCTATACGCAGAGTCGTCCGCTCGGCAACAATATCGCCGCCGTGCGCTGGAGCAATTATCAGTTCAAGCCGAACTATAGTCTGCCGCCAGACGCGGTGATTCAGGGCATCTATCCCGTGATGGTCGCGAGCGAGACTAACGACCGGGTCTTCAGCTACTACTCTTACGGAAACTCAGGGGCGGCTTTTACAGATGTAAGCGAGGGGAACGGTTTCAATGTTCCTTCCAATCCGGACAGCACTACCTTTACCAGTACCGAGTTTTACGGGAGCACGAGCGTTGGCACGACGCTGACGGCGTTGGCGAATTACAAGATTAAGTGTCTGCTCAACGTGTCGCTCTCCCAAGATTCACTGGCCGAGGTCGTCGCCGTGACTGGCGTTGGCTTCGCTATTTATTACACCAGTGCCACCCCGCAAACTGACCTTCAGATGTCTCCACCATTCACGGCGCCTTCGGGTCAGGGGCTGGCGTGGGCACTCCCGAACACTGTGGAGCAGAGCGGCGTTCTTGCAGGGTGCAGCGGCCTCTTATGCCCATCGACCGGATACGCAACGGGTACGGTGACTGTCTATAACGGGGGTCTTTATCTCAACGGTGCGAAGGGTCTGTTCCGCTTGGCGTCGAACGATAGAAGCTGGTCGACGGACATCACTCGACTTTCGCGATGCAGCTTCCCCATTCAGGAGTACAGATAGTTGGCACGCGAGCTAGATGGAACGTATGCCGGTGGACTATCCGCGCCTGTCATCATGCCCATTCGTCTGGTGATGCTCACCTTTGCTTCGATGGTGAAGTATGTCTGGTCGGGCGTTGGAACCCTGTCATGGAACGGTAACGACTTCGGCGGAGTGGGATCACTCGGTCAGGTGGGAACGATTACTGAGGGGGTCAACGTCGAGGCGAACGGTACAACCGTCTCACTCTCTGGCATCGACCCCACGCTGCTTTCGGAATGTCTGACGGATATTCAGATCGGAGCACCCGCCAGAATTTGGCGCGGGTTGTGGTCGAACGGTGCTCTGTACGGAACTCCCTATCAGACGTTTCGTGGCTATGTCGATAAGCCGGTCATCAATATCTCCGCCGAGACTCTGGCTATCACGCTCTCGCTGGAGTCTCGCATCGTCAACTTAGGCCGCGCCAGCTATCGACGCTACACCGCCGCCGACCAACATCTGCAATATCCGAATGATTGTGGCTTCGACTGGATCGAGGAGATCCAGGACATAGCCCTAAAGACCGGGACCTAATGCCGCTCGAAAGAAAACTTCACTGGGCAACTCAGACGCTCAACGACTTTCTCATTACTCACGCTCATCAGCCATTCGTGTGGGGCACGAACGACTGCTGCACATTCCCCGCCGACGCCATCGAAGCTTTCACGGGTACGGACTTGGCCGCAGACTTTCGCGGCAAATACTCCACCGAAGCTGAAGCCTTCGCACTGATAAAGACAGTGACGGGTTCCACCGCACCGCCCGAGACTGCCGTTGCCGACGTTGTCGCATGGTGCGCGGCCAAGGCTGGTCTGGTCGAGTGGAAGTATCCCCTGTTAGCGCAGCGAGGCGACTTAGTAGTGATTGAGAACGGTGGCTGTCTCATCGCTGGAATCATTCATCTAAGTGGGCGTCACGTGATAAGCATGGCCGACACCGGCCTAGTAAAACTGCTGATTACCCCAACCCTAATTAAGAGGGCATGGCATGTCTAGAGCTATCGAAGGCGCGCTATTGCTGGCGGGGGCAGCGGCACTGTTTTTCATTCCCGGCTTGGCACCATTCTCTGGGGTGCTATTT